GCACCACTTACTGGATTAGTACCATCAGTAACAGTCACTTGGAGAGTATCAGTTTCCTCATCTTCAGAACTATTCAAGAAAGGGTATCTCTTCTTTATGCAAGTAGCAGAGAATGTATCCACCATCGTTTGCTTTCTTATCTTCTAATGCGACTACATCACCAGTATTTCCAGTAGCCTTGTCTAATCCAGTATTATAAGCATCTAAACCAAGGAAATCTCCACTTTTAATTGCTTGATTATCATCAACAAGTGGTAATTGCAATTCACCAGTCTTAAGTTTAAATGCAGTTACAAATCTCTTATAAGAACCATCGGTGACTGGAGCAGTCGGATAAGACCCACTTGGGAACTCTGCATCATACATAGTGATGTGGGTCGCTTTAGTGGTTGCTCCTTTCATCAATAATTCACCATTTGCTAAATCAAACTCAAGGAAGTTTTCTGCCTCTACTGGTTTCGCAAACTTGAAAAAAGTCTGTTTAGCACCATTAATAGTGGAATAACCAGTATCAATAGAAACATTTCCTTCATTCAATTCATATGCTCTTCCTTCTGACTTCTCAAAGAAAGTACCAATTATATTATCGGTTGCCATAATTTCTTAACTCCTTTTATATTGTTTTAATTTAAATTTTTAATTTAATGGGAAAGACAATAACAGTCTACCAGTTACTATTTTCCTTCTCCCATTGTTCAAAATATTCTGCAGAATATTTATCAACTTCATCCTTCTCTTCGGCATCACCCTTCTCATCAGTAATGACAGTATCTGCATTAACACCCTTATTCGGTTCTGTCACAATCTTCGTATCTCTCATATACTCCAATTCCTCAACAGAATGCTTACTGAACATTTCCACACCTTTAGGGTCATCACCACAAATCTCTTTAATCAACTCATCCTTACGAGCCTTCTCTTGTGCCTCAAACTTATCTGCAACCACCTTATACTCTTCAGATTTCGCTACAAGACTATCATACTCCTTCTGCAATTTAGCAAAATCCTTACTGGTCGCTTCATTTTCTTGCACCTTCTGTCTTAACTCTTCCATTTGCTTGTTCAAGACTCCGATTTCCTCCCTTTGCTCTGCAATGGTTTCCTCTTTCTTGTCAAGCATCATTCTCAATTCATCACTCACATTATCATCTCCTACCACTTGCACACTATTATATAATATCTGACTCCTTGGCTTCTCTGTCAAGCCAACAGAGGTCATACTATAATTGATTGGTTCATAATAGTTACCCTTATCCACTAAATCGCAGTTGAAAACTGGACTGAATCCCTTTCCCTTAATATCGAGAGTAGATGGCACATCACAATACAAAGCACCACCCTTAAACTCAAAATCACTAATAGAACCAATTATAGTATCAGTATGCTCATCAGTTATATCAATCTGACCAGTATTCTCTGCAAGTTGTCTTAAAAACTCTTGATTATATACTACTGGCTTATCCATACCAGTATCACTATAATCATACTGACCAATACTCCATAATTTAATCATCTATGACCACCTTCCACCACCATAACATAATCATCAGTCGCTTCGGCATTAGATGGTCTGAAACTGCACCTACCGTGTGGATGATCCAGTTCCCAATCTGCCATCTTTCGTGGTGGCTCTTTCTCTTGTTGTCTGCACCAAGCACAGACCCTATCATCTCCTTTGGTGACCCAGTAATATTTCGCATTCTCACCATAATGATACTCATATGATGCTCTGCGAATCTTCTGAACTTGCACATTCGCCCCATAACCTACTGCTCTCTTAATCCTTTTGACAGTATCACGAAGTTTCGGTGCAAGATTAAATGAGTCTTCATCATTCCTATCAGTCACCACTTGAATATTCAATTTTATTTCATCACGAAGGGCTTGTATAGTGTTCTTTATAGTTGTTTCCACCACTTCCTTCGTGATTTTAACATCATACTTTAAATTTACATCTTTATGCTTGTTTTGGGGAATATCTTGACTTAACAATTCCTTTCGGATTGTTGCTTGTTCGTATTTCTCAAATTGCTTACTATTCTCTTTCAAAAGTTTCTCTTCAAGTTTCTTGCAATCATCATCGAAATGTTTCACGATATAATTGTATGATTTACTATTGTACTTCTTGCAGAAGTCTTGCAATAGCATCATTATTGCCAAACCATAAGATTTTTCATCCAAGTCGCCTTCATACTCTTCATAATTGAACAAATCGGCTAAATCAGTAAGTAAATCTGCCATAACACTTCACCTACCGATTATACCTTGGTTGCTCCCTTGTAATATTCGGAACATCGTGGTTCTTACGATGATTCTGCCCATCTCTTGCAATCCTTGTGGAATCAGTCCTATCTTGGTCTTCTTGACCTTTCTTCCTTATAGGCTTATGCAATGACTCATCATCAGACTCTTCTTGTTGCAATTCCTCATCAGACTGGTTTTGCATCTCAAATTCAATCCAAACCTTACCGTTGATGTGTTGCAAAGCCAATTCCTTCGCAAACAAGTCATTCACATATTTAGCGACCCAATCTTGATTGTATTGTAAGAAAACCACCCTACCAGTAGTAGGACTGTCCAATTGGATATCTGCAGTCGCACGGTTACTTGATTCGCTTGAAAAGACTGCCTCTGGAGTATTCAAGGCAGTATAAATCTCCTTTTCAAAATATTTGATATAATCTTGAATCTGTGGGAGAGTACCACCCTTCAAGAGTTCAACTTCAACACCATAAGGGAGTATAATGCACCCTTTCTTATGATAATCGTTAACTGCATCTGCAATGTTATCCCTTTCTTCTTCAGACAAGTTGAAACTCATCTTATTCTCATTACCTACAGTAACAGAGATAATATTACTATTCTTATACACAGTCAAAGGCATCTGTTCCCTTAATATTCTCTTATAATAGATAGGCTCAAGGGCAGAACTCATAAGACTATGTGGCTTACCATCTCTCTCCATATACTTATAATGACAAATCTCATCTGCCGTATATGAAATCTCCAATTCATCCAAATCTTCTTCCAGTTCATCAAACTTCTTGCGAAGCCAACCCTTATTGGTACGAACATTCTTCTTAATAACTTGCTTATAACCTAACAATTCACCATTCTCATCATAAACTTCCTTAATCTTAAAATCAGAACCATCATAAGCAAGGAAATTCGGTCTTATATGGTTCTCAACAATACGGTCATAACGGAAGGCTTGACTATCCACGAAACCCTTCCACAAGGCATCATCAATATGAGTATCCAAATCCCACTCTTCACACATCTCTTCAATATGTTTAATGGCTTTCTCATTATCACCTTCCAAGTACCATTTCGTATTGGTCTTTGTCATCAAATCCATCAAGATCCCTTGAACTTGACTATCGTGAGTCGCTCCAAATCGCCTATTCTTAACAGTATCCCTAACACGAGATGGAGTAGCCTTATACAAATCCACGGCTTCACAATTACGATTCTTCGGCTCATCAACCTTATCTGCATCCCTAATCTCATTAGGGTAAGCATTGTTCAATAATGTTTGACTGGCTTTCGCCACTCTCTCAAAAATACCTATACTATCACCTCCATCTCTATTTTTAATAAGTGTAAATATGTGCTTCTTCTGTTTCATACCTTGAAGGACTTAAAATGCCCACCGTACCGTAGATGCCGTATCCAATCGCATCCATTAAGTGGTCATCAATCTTGACTGGCTTTTCCAAATCTTTGCCATCCTTATCCTTCTGCCAACAATATGACTCAATCTCTTGAATAGTGTGTACACAATTTGGATAAATATATAAATGACAACTTTTCACGGCATTAATCTTTGTTTCAACATTCTTAATGCTCCCTAAAGCATTGTATCCGTAATCCATAAACTCTTGTATACGGTCTGGTTCTGCAGAGTCACAATAGACTGCATCAAGACTATTAGGGGTTAATCCGTGTTTCCTTAACAATTTAGTGACTTTTCCAATGAGTTGATGATTAACAAGATGTGACTCATAAATTTCATCAACAACATAACACTCACCATCAAGCCAACCCAACAATACAAAAGCAGATGGATTGTTGAAACCGAAATCCAAACCACCAGTATAAAATTCAAAACCTTTAGGGCTTGAACCAATCTTATAATGAGTATAAACCAAACCACCAGTATCTTGCCACCTACCAAGAGTCAATCTTAAGTAGTTATCATAATCATACTTCTTACGGTCTTCTGCCAGTTTAATGTACTCTTCGCCCACGAAACTATTATCAGTATAGTGGAAACGAATTATCTGCACATCTTCCTCATCCTTGTGCATATGAAATCGCTTATAGATCCAATGTGACTTTGTGGAAGGAGTTACAACCAACAATATTTGACCGTAATCTTTCATACTGGCTTTTCCACGAACCCTTGACTCCAATTCTTGGAATACTTCCTTGCTTATCTCTTCTGCTTGTTCAACATACACATAATCAAGGTTCATAGACCGTATCTTCTGCATATCATCGGTGGATTTGAAAGTAATGGTCGATTTGGTGTTATTCCCAGTATTGAATGTCATAACTCCTTCAGACTTGTTCTCCTTGTAAGGTATGCCGTAATTATCCAAGGCTTCCCTAATCTCTAACCAAGCCGTTTGCCTTAATGAAGGCAGAGTCTGTCTGAACACTCCAATCCTTGCATTAGGGTGAGTCAATGCATAAATAATGACCTTATGAACGGCGAAAATGGTTTTACCACTACCTACGAGGCACTGCCTTCAACAAGGAGATATTTGTGCTTATCCCAAATATACTGCTCTTGTTTCTCTGTCAATTTCCATTGAATAGTAGGCAATGCTTATCACCTCCTTAATCATTTTAATCATTGAAAATCACCTTATTCATCTTCTTCAAGGAGTTTTCTCTCATCAGTAGCCATTTTATAAGGTGACTTCTTGGACTGGATTTCAATCTTAATGTCCTCATCACCCCCCAATTCAACTCTATCCTTCTTACCGAACCGTTGAGGGTATTTCCTCTCCAATTTCCACGCCGATGCCAACCAATTGCCCGTAGAGGCGACCTCATCGATAATGGACATTGACCGTAACTCGCCTTCGGCTTCAGCCTGTTCTACTCTCTCATAAAAGGTAGCATAAGGTTCTTCACCCTTCTTCCCCCTTTTAATCCAACTATTCAAGGTATTTATGTGGATACCACAAGCCCTTGCAGTAGTAGTGAGATAGTTGCCTTTCCGAAGGTTCTCACAAATGAACTCACACCTTGCCTTGGTCAACTTATTCCCATTGCCCCAAGGCACTTTATTCTCTTCATCCATCATATATCATCATCTCCTACCAGTATAATAATGATTATATTAAATGTACCAATCCATCAACAAGCATAACCACTACCCCAACTGCAACACCAGTCAAGATAGCATTCCTTGTCGCAGAATTCTTACTATTCTCCTTCAACATCTCATCGTGCCTAACCATACATTCAGTCAACTCTCTCAACGATTTCGTATTCTCACGAAGAGCAACATTATAATCAGACACATCATCCTTCAACATCTCTTGCTCCGTTTCCAAACGAACAATACGAGTTTCCATCGGACAAGACTCATTCGGTTTCAGAGTCATCGATATCTGCCTCATACTCATCATTCAAAACTTCATCAATCCCAAACACTTCATTCAAGTATTCTGCATTGCACTCCTTATCATTATTCAAGAACTTGAAGGTGTTAGGATAATAACTGGAAACGATAGCAATAACAATACCAACTATTGCAGTACCTAAAGCAATGAATTGGTCTTGAGTAACATACTTTGCGATATATGGGCTAACCAACACCCAAACATACATCAAAATAGTAGTTAAATTTCCTTTAATATTATCTGCCATCAAAAATCATCCCATAATATTATTGTTTCATCAGACCAAAGGAACATAAGGGTAGGAGATGTGGGAAAGTGAAAAACAATAGAATGCCCCCCCAATCTGATGAAAGAATATTATCATCTTCCTTTCTTCATCAGTTCCTTATCTGAAAGGTTATGCCGATACCTTGTCACACGATAGGATCTCAACTCTTGGATGCCTTGTCGCTTGTATCTTGAATGTATACCGTTCCTTGCATTGAAAGATGGACTGAACGGTATGGTGTTGTTTGCATTAAGGGTTGGTTCTGACAATACCAATCCACAATTCTTGCAGTAGATTTCTTCGTGTGGGTAATCCTTTACTAAATCGTGTGATTTGCAATGTGGACAAACGGTTATGATTGTTCTTGTTTTGTCCATTGGTGGTTTCGGCAGTTCTGTTTTCATCATATTATTACATCTCCAAAAAATTTTCCTTATATTCCATAGGGTAGACAGTCAAAACGGTGATGGTTTGCGAAAAAATTTAGGAGTAGGTGATGTAAGGTTCTGATGTAACATATTTTTTACATCGTTTATAAAATTTTTGGATTTGTAAACCCTAAAGGTTGACAATATAATATGATAATGTATATATAAAAGTGAACAATGTTCAGAAAAACACCCCCAAAATGATAAAAAATTGAACAATGTTCAGAAAAATAGAAAAGTAGACACACACGATGCAAGTGAAAACACCAAAAATCATAAAAAAAATACTGATTTGAATCGAGAACAAGGAAAAACAAGCACAAAAACAAGGTCAAAAAGAAGTAAGCGACAATACTACACGAGAACACCCATAAAAGAACAAACCTCCACTCCCCAATTCATTTTCATAAAAAAATACTTCAAAAACCCATTATGAAAAGAAGATGATAGCATACTCCAACAACGAAAAGAAGAGCAGACCATTCCCCACTCCAAAAACTTATAAAATCTTTTTCAAAAATCTAAACTGACAGAAAAATGACCACGATTGACAGAAAAATCAAGTCAACTGACAGAAAAATGAAGAAGAATGACAGAAAAATGACCACGATTGACACAAAAAATGCCAAAATGACACCAAACTTAACCAAGTTAAATTACGGAGAATGCTCCAAATCCAAAAAGAAGACCAAATAGCGAGTATACACTTGCAATAGTACAATTTCAAGTGTAACAAAGGGTCACCCCAACAAAAACACAAAATGTCAAAAATATATTACACATGAACAAACACACAAAAAAAATACAAAAAAATAAACAAACACACAACAAAACACCAAAAAACCCCCCCACAGTAATAATACCATACTATTATTACCTACCCCCCCACCCATACTAACAAGTAGACACACAAACAATAATTAATATATGATATATATTATATAAA